CATTACCAACAATTCTAGCAGTAGCTTGTGGGTCACTTGAACCCTGAACATTTATATTTGTTACCTGGTTAACAGATTGACCACTTGAAGGTGAAGATGATGAACCAAGTGGTTTAGAATCACCAAACAAACCAGACACACTATCAACAATCCCACCACCTAGTGATGAAAGAAGGTTTGGAATTTTCATCAAATAATCAATTAGTTTTGAATACACACCTAAAAGATTTTCAGCATATTCCATTAAACCGTTAAAAAACCCTTTATAGTCACCATTAAAAAGCATTTTAAAAGCATCAACTAGACTTGTAACTGTATTCCAAATTTGTTTTAAAACTTCATAACCAGCTTCTAAAACTTTAACAAAAGCATCAATAGAAGGAACCCATGCGGCCCAATCAAAAAGTGATTCCCCACCTTCCTTCCATGTTTGAAAATCATCGTATAAGGCTAGTAAGGCTAAAAGACTAATAAGAATCAACCCAACTGGTGATGCTAGAAAAGCAAGGTTTAGAAGTTTCCATGCAGCAACAGCAGCTAAAATTTTAGTTGACCAACCACCAGTTACATCATCAAGCCTAGTAAGAAAATCCCAAACCCTTCCAAACATACTAGCAAGACGAGTGCCTAAAATAACAACACCTTCAAAAGCTTTAAATATAAATTTAACAAACTTTTCTAGTCCTGCAAGAATCCTAGGCATGTTAGCACTTACTTTAGTTCTAAAAATATCCATCTGTTTAGTTAACATTGGTAAGAACTTTAAAGCTGTTGATTTAACTATACCTTCGAGTTGAAACTTGGTTTTAGCTAGTGACATATTAAATTTGATTGAAGCTCTTACAGCTTGAACCATATTTATTCCAGCTTCACTATATGCTGCTACCATTGCCTTTCTTAAAAGAATTGCCTTATTAATAGCTGGTGCAATGATACGGTTAGCGTAACCAAATTCTTCAAAGCCTTCAGAAATTTTTGCAATTCCTGCAAAAGCACCTGTTGCTGCTGTTGCTATTGCAGCAGAAATTGCTGCAACTTTTAAAGCTGCACCACCAACTGCTTTTGTGAACTTGTTCAATTGACCTTCATCAACACCAAAACCAAGTTGCACTAAGAATTGTTTAATTATGTCACCACTCATGTGTTTAATTCCCTTGCTCTAAATTCGTTTTCTTCTTTTACATCTAAGGCGTTATTCATTTTTTGTAAATCAGCTAAATCCAAACTACAATCTTTAAGACTTTCATACTTGCACAACCCTGCAAGAACTGGCCGCATAAGCCAATCCTCACCGTTTGGAAGGTTCACCCACTGACATTTTGGTGAAGTGCCCCTTCTTTCAAAGCTGAAGGGAGTGCTTGCATAAAACCACCAAGATTTACTGCAATTGATTTACCTGCTAGGGTTAGCATCAATTGTAGATTCTCTTTGATGTCTTCAAACATGATTAAATCTTTTGAACCATTTGCCATTACATTGGCAAACCCACCACCAATTTGTTTTCTTTGAACACCTTTCAAAAGACCAAACAGGCAATAGTTCATGTCTTCATCTGGTAATTTTGAAAGTGCAATCATAACTGGTGAAAGGTTTTTTGAAACTGCATCAAAATCTATGTCGTTAAACTTCATGTCTTCTGCTTTTTTACCATTTGCAGTTAGTCCTGAATTGGCAACTGCTGCAAAAAGTTCACCCACAACAGGTGCAAGCCTTCTCACAATATGAAATTGTGAGAGGGCATCTATTTTGTTAAACTTGTATTCTTGGTCAATATTCATAAATTATTCCTTAAACTTCTGGTGTTCCAATTCCTAAAACTGAATTGACTTTAATTGCATCAAAAACCCATTCATTCATACCAGCTTCTTTAGCATAAGTAAGAGCAGGTCTTTTCTTAAACGCTGCTGCCTGAACGGTAGTGATGTCACCAGTTTGTGGGTTAACAACAGTTAAGACATTTCTACCCCAAAAAGAACTTGATGAAGATTGAAATTCAAAAGCTGCCATAAGTTGAGCGTTTAAAGGTGAAGTCTTTAAAAGCCTAACGGTAACGGTGCAAGCATCAGAAGCAATCAAGTTGTGCTGACCCTTACCATCAGCACCAATCTGCATGGTGTTTTTATCTTCTATGGGTTCAATTGAAATTCCTTCTTCTGCAACTGCTGCACCAGCACCTAAGTTTGCAATAATTCCTGGCCCTGCAATTCCTGCTAAAACATCTAAAAAACTATAAGTCATAAAATTCTCCTTATTGAATTGTTATTATCTGTTTACATTTACAATGATGTCAGCTTTATGAATTGCACCTGCAAGTTTTAAAGCAACTTGAATTGGTGGTGCTTTTCTTTGTTCACGTTCAGACTGTGATTGTAAAGCCATTGGTTGTGCATAAATATAATAACCTGACTTTAAATAATCACCGTTTTTTAATTGTCCAAACCCATCACTGTTCCATCTACCTGCACCAGCTAGACCATTATTTACAGCTTCTTCACACACCCCTGAAACAGCGTTAACAAGTTGGTTAGACCCTGCATCAGTTTGTGGAATTTTAGTAGGTGATTGATAAAGTGTATTGAACACTTCATTTTGAACAGAATTTTGAAACCAATCTAAACCATGAATTTCATCAAAGAAAGCAGGGCCAGACATTACACCATTTTGAATAATGGCAGTATTGTTGTCATACTTAACAAACACATTACAACGTTTTGCTTCTAATGTGGCAGCACTTGCTTCAGTGAGGTCTTCAGCAGCGATTCCTGGTTCTTGCTTATACATTAAAGTGATTGTTGAATTGTTAGCATTGAAATCAGTAGTTAAACCTCTTCCAAATAAAGAAGCTATTGCATAACTGTTTGCTGAATATTGTGCAATGGTTCTTGTATAAAGTAAGTCTCTTAAACGTGAAGCAAGATCGTCTGTGATTGTTGAATCTAAAACTTGAGTGCTAGTTATTGTTACACCGTAAATTCTAGAAATTGAAAGCCCTTGAATAAGTGCTGCCACATCAACATGTTGATCGTTAGTGATTGCAACTGTTGCAGCAAACATAGAAGCGTACCATGAAGAAGATTTAGCGGCCAAAGCTGCCATACATGCAACAGGTAATTCAGCAGCAAAACCAGGAATAAGTGGTGAAGCTGTAGCTGAAGTCATTTTTAATTGTGCAGAAATATCAACACCCGAATCTGGTGCAGTCATAAAAGTCAATGCTGCTGCTGCACCAGTAGAAACTGATTTAGCAATAAACCGTGAACCATCATAAGTAAAAGTTATTCCTGTCAGTTCAGCTTCAATTAAAGCAGCAATTGCATTTAAGTTTGCAGCAGCAGAAAAGTTTAATGTTAAAACTTCCTGTGGTGAACCACCGTCAACACTAATCTTAAAACCACCATTTGTAATTGATGTCCAAGCTGAAATAAGCTTTTGTGCAGAAGTTAAAATGCCGCCATTTAATTGCGCCCTTGAAGCTGTAGACAGCCATCTTCCAATATTAATAATTTTTGGTTTAGGTTGTTGACTGAAGTATGAAGCTGCTGCTAGGTATTCAGGTGAACTTAAACCAAAATCTAATGCAATGTCTTCAAGTCCTGAATAAGGTCTGATTCTTTCAACCCCTGAAATTACATCTGAATCACCTGCAATTAAAAGCGTACCAAAACCACGTCTAGCTGCTGCTAGAGGTGCTAGGTTGATTGTGACGTTCACTAATCGTGAAACTGATAAACCACTCATATAAAACTCCTTTATGGTATAGAAACAACGTTCCAAGGAACTGTTTCAATTTCATTGTTATCTTTCTGACCTTCTATAATTCCTTCAGCACCTTCAAAACTTAATACAGCAAAAACTTTATTTATTTGTCTTCTTAAAATAATATTAATATCCGAACGCTGAAACCAAACACCCCCATGAAGTTCAGGTAGGTAAGTCACATCACTTGCTTCTTTAAAGCCCATTTTAGCTGCTGTAAGTGTTTCCCTGTTTTGCGCTATATGAAATGAATCACGTAAATTTC